ATACCAAGGTACTAAAGCTGTATAAGATGGTATTGCCTCTTCTTAATAATCTCATGAAAGATGCTGATACCAAGGAATATATCTATTGGCCTTCTCGTAAGACTAAGATCCAGGAGTTTATGACTAAGCTCCAAGATGTAGTTAACTCATAGGAATATTGTATGTCTAATTGTGATAATGAACTTAATAGCCAGATTAAAGCTCTTCATGCAAGGCTAGATAGAGTTGATGATGATCTTACTGCACACTTTGCTGCTCAGTATCTTCAGGCCATCACATTTTTAGCTAATCCAGTGACTGCTGCTCAGGGTACTATTATGACTGCCCAGTTTGCATCTAGAACAGCATTTAAGGCATTAGTTAAGCAACTTCCTGGATATGAAGAATTTAAGCAACTACAACACATTGATTCTGCTGCTCTAGTTGGAGAATTGGAAACTGCTTTAGTTAATACCGCAACTGGTCTGGTAGATGTTGCAGTTAATGCTTTAAATAGTGCTATTGATGCAAAGATTGCTGCTCTTAGAAATCATGCATTAGCAATTGAAGAAGGTGCAATTGCTGCTGTTGTTGGACCATTGTTGACTACATTAAATGAAACTACTGCAAATCTAAATAGAGCTAATGCTGCTGTTAGTGCTATTCAATCATTTCTTAATACACTGAAGAACATATCTTCTTGTAAAATCAGCACATCCGTTGTAAAGCAGTAGTTATTTAGACCAAGCTAATGGTTGTAATCCTGGTGGATATGTAGCAGCTGTAGGATTAGGACATGTTCTAATATCACCACGCTGAGTGCCTTCTCCATCAAAAGAGACGTGAGTCCATATCTGAGACTTGCCATATTCTAGAATCAGCTGATCAAATGCTACATTATCTCTAATCCATTTAGCAATCTCTATCATCTTTACTGGATCTGAACTACGATCTCCATAAGTGATGTCTACAGCCATACCTCTATCATGTTGGCTCTTACCATCTCCATATCTAAACGCTGAATTGATTTGAATTGGTCCCCATTTTTTATTAATAGGTTCTAGAACATTTTGTGCCAAGAGAGCAAGATTTGCTGCAATACGCTGCTTGCTTCTTCCACCCTGTGATCTAATTTGATAATCAAATACAGGTCCTGGCGCTGTAAGATGACTTAGAGTATAATGTTCAGAAAGCTTAAGAGTTCCAGATATAGCAGTCTCTGGTAAATTTTCTATACCTTGAGTATTACCACCGGGTTTGATTGCACCGGCTTTAGTAGTATCGTTGGGTCCTGACGATGATGGAGCAGTCTTAAGCTTATCAGCTTCTTCTTTAGTGATTCTTCCTGCATTAACAGCATCATCAATAGCTTTTGATGCTAATGCTCCATCATCGTCAGCACCCTGAATTATACTTTCAACTATTGATGGCGCAGTAGTATTTTCTCTTGTAGGCCCATCACCCAATCCGGTCTTCTTAGTAACGATTACTGTATTAGAAGCTGCTACTGGCAATGACAGGCCTTTGTTAGTTGCAACTAGCGGAGAATCCATAGAAATAACAGCCTGAGTTTCCATAGTTATTTTTTGTGTAGCACCCATGGCTATATTCTTTAAAGCGGCAATACTCATTGAATTTGCTGATAGAAGATTCATGTTGCTTCTAGCATACATACTTGTATTTGCACTAGACTGAGTATTCAAAGAGTTTGCAGAATATATGTTTACATCTCCGCTGGTACTCTCTAGAGATATTGATTTGGCTTTTACTTTAAAGTCTTCAGCAACATTCATCTCGACTCTACCACCAACATTCAAATTAACATCATTTAGGCACGTGATACTCATATTGCCTTTGACATAGAGATTTTGTGAACCTTCTATGTAGATGTTGTCATCTTGAACTATTATTTTAAAATTATCTCCGACAACCTTAGAAACGTTTCTGCCGCTGGCTATAATTTCTTGATAGGTTCCAGATTTATGATAGATGAATAATCTTTCCTGACCAGGAGTATCATCTACTTCCCACATGTTACCTGATTCTGTCTTAAATGTCTTGACATAAGGATAAACACCAGGAGATCCTGGTGGTGGTTCTGTGCCCACAGGAGTATGAGCTATATCATTAGGTTGAGTTGTTGATATACTAGTAGTAGTATTTGCTGGGGCTGTTGCAAAAGTATATGGTGCTCTAGTTAATGGAACTTCTGTAGGATTTACTACTGTAGATACAATTGATTGATCAAAATCAACTTGAGTATTTTCTTCTGGAGTAAGAGTTAATGTAGTTATTGGAGGAGCCGTATTTGCATTTCCAGAATTTAGTAACGAAGAAAATAATTTTGTAAAGATATCTTCAATCGCCTGAATACCGGTTTCAGTTTGCTGTAAAGCGCCGCTTGTTTTAGCGTTTAAAGAATCACTTACAGTCAATACTGTAGATTTTAGAAAACTGATTAAACTAGCCATTATTGATATTCATTCCTGTAGATCTAGTTGGTACAGCAGTCCCGTTCATTGAAGCTAATGCTTGATTTGCGTAATTTAATCTTCTATCTAAAAATGCGTATTTGCTATTTGGTTTTTCAAACACATTCATAAAAGTTGTTGTTGATTCTGTAATATTAGTAGTTTTCTTTAATGCAGTAAGCGAAGCAGTTTTTTCACCTACAGTTAATTCATATACTAAAAATGCATAATTCATATCATCAGTAGCTCTATTTTTAGTTACATCATAACCATTGAAATTATTTGCAACAAATGTAATAAATCCATTTAATCTAGAATTTGTCCATTGAGCCCAACCATAACCTTTATTTTTAGTATCTGATGCCCAGCATGGTCCAGTTGATCCGCCTTCTCTAAGATCACACTGTACGCCACTTGATTCATGACCAAGATTACCTAAAATAGCTGCAGCTTGGAAATCATTTATATTGAGATCTTTCATCAAGCGTTGGCCAAGTGGCCCGGCCTTAACAACAAAACTTTTTGATAATTGACCAAGTGTTTGAACTGGAGCAGTTGCACCAGTTACTTTAGCTAAAGCATTCTTAGCTGTATCAATTACACTTAATATTTCGTGGCCTAGACCAGTAGCTATAGTACCAAGAATAAATGGAATCTGTGCATCTGCACCGTCAGCAAAAAATCCAAATACATTTGAACCTTCTACTACACCAACGGGCATTCCACCTACACCAAATACACCAGCGGATGTGATTGGCATAATTGGCATTGCCCATGGCAAGTGATCATTTGGAACAAGAGTTTCATCATCTGGATGCAATCCAAACACACGAACTCTAACTCTGCCTAAAGTCTTTGGATCTCCACGATCTACAACTTTACCAAAGAACCAATAAAATCCATCTCTACCCATAAAATGTTGCATATTATTGGCCTTTCACCTTCAATTCAGCGGCTTGATTTAGATATGCTGAAGACGCACCATCTGGTATTTCTGTATTGTCTGTAGTAATTACTGGACTAGAGAATCCGTTTTTAAATAGATCATATGTACATGCATAACTTTCAGGATTTAATTTATGATGTATTGCAGATATCATAAAATATCCAGATAGGAAATAATCAGTATTTTGTGATTTTGTACTTTCAGAAGTACCCATAATATCAGGAAGATTTATTGTTATAACATCTCCTGCAGTCAATGATGGATCTCCATATACATCACATGTAAACATATTTTGTGCTAGACGAGTCATGTACGAATTTCTATTTGCATATATTTCTTCAAGAAATGTATCTGGTTGTAAAGAGTCTTTTGCTATTAGAAATACCTTACTATGTTTTCCTGGAGGATCATCTTTTTTAAGATCAAATATACCTAGTAATTTAGTTGCTGGGGTTTCAGGATCTTGTGTAACTGATTTTATAAAGTCTAAGCTATTTTCTGGATAAGACGGTTCAGATACAGATTCTCCAGCTGCTCCTAAAGTATTAAAATTTGTGTACTTATCGGCAAATTTAAATGTATAAGGTGTAGCTTTTCTTAATAGAAAATCATAAACTAAAACTTCGCTTTCAAAATAACCGCGCTTAAGTTTTTCAATTGTGTCAAATTTATGCTTTTGTGTTAATGAAATAATATTCTTAAATTTAGAATCTTCATTTGTGCCAGAAGTTGGTTTCACTAAGCTAGGATTATCATATGTATAATCATATCTATTGATTTCATCTTTATTATTAGATTCCCTTGCTTTATATATTTTCTTTTTGCCTCGACGGATTAGATATTCTATATCACAGAAATTAAACCCGTCTTTATTTTCAAAGAATACATATGTTCCAGATTCAAAAGCAATATCAGCAATAGATCTTCTAGCAAGAAAATTCATAGTTTCTAATGGAGTAAGTCTTGGGATAACAATATTTTGTTGGCCTCTAGTAGGTTGAATATCAATATTCTTTTTTCTTTTGCCATTTGGAAGTTCTTTATCAATCTTTAGATAATCAACAGCAATTTTTTGAACCATATCACTAATTGGTTCATTCTTAAAACTTTTTTGTACAAGCGAAGTAGCATCTATTAAATGTTCTTCAGAACAAAATTCAATAACGTAATCTCTTGAAGTACGTGCTGCATTTATTACTATGTTTTTAATTGAATTTACTGCAAATCTTCTAAAGACCGAATCAAATCCATTTACTTCATATTGTATTTCTATAAATTCTTCACCAACTATTGGAAAGCTTTTAGATGTTGTACCGTCAACAAAACCGTTAAATCCATTCATTAGATTTACGCCATCTGTTATTGAGATAACACCCCATACAGTAGTAGAAAAAATATCTTCATAAATAGAAACATTATTTACTAGAGAAGATATATTAAATTTTCTAGTGCCATCTACATTAATAAGTGTTGCCTGAAACGAACCCGCTTTTAAAGTACCTAATCCACTATAACTAGCACTAGTTTCCGCATTTGGATTTATATTATCTGACATTCATAAGCTCTTGAAATTGTCTATCAATAGCAGAAAGCAGTTTAAGATCAAGAAGCTTTATGTATCTTTTATCTTCATTTACTTCTTTTTCATGAGTATACGCATCTATAGCTGACCATATTGCTGGATCTAATCCGGTAATGCTGTTTATTTTTACATTATTATCTACAGTAATTTTAGTCCACCCATAGCCGTTTGTTACTGGATTGTATAATGAAGCCAACACAAAATCATCATTTTGATTATTAGTATAATAATCTATCGGAAGCTTTTTATAATATAAAATTTCAGTTTGTGCTTCTTTGATACTACCGTATTTGTTGATTACATATTTTTCAAAATCTGGAATTGATAGATGCCAATCATAATATGGATCAATGATATTATTAGTTAAATATATTAACCAAACATAATTTGAATCACCATAATAATCATATGCTAGAGAATCAGCAGTTTGGCCGTCTTCAACTGTATAACTATAAAATAATGTAGCATCGCTCTTAATCTTTTCTAAGAATTTAGTACGAAGCGTAATGTTTTTTGCTAAAACATTATTATAAGTTGTTAATGGAAATTCTTTAAAATATTCTGACATAACTTAACCTACATTATCT